CGATATCAGCGGCACGGTTGATGGTCGCGGTTCTAAAGGAGCTTTACACGGGTTAACAAAATTTTCTATGGAAGAAGCGCCTTCGAGCACGTTTTTCTTAGAATACATAGCAAGACCACAAACCGCAGAAATGTTTTTTGAAGACGTGCTAATGGCATTAGTGTTTTACGGCATGCCATTGCTAGCAGAGAACAACAAACCAAGATTACTATACTATTTAAGGCGTAGAGGTTATAGAGGCTACAGTATGAATAGGCCAGATAAATCTTGGAAAAAAATGTCTACTGCTGAAAGAGAAGTTGGTGGTATACCAAACTCAAGCGAAGACATAAAACAAGCTCACGCCGCGGCTATTGAAATGTACATACAAGATCACGTAGGTCATTTAGGCGATGGAGAGTTTGGAACAATGTATTTTAATGATACACTACTTGATTGGTCTAAGTTCGATATAAACCGAAGAACTAAGTATGATGCGTCAATAAGTTCTGGCTTAGCCATCATGGCTTGCAATAGACATTTGTACGCACCAAATCCTAAAGTACAGAAAACACCTTTAAACCTAAATATATCAAAATACGATAACAAAGGATACAAGTCCAAAATAATAAACTAAAGCATGGCTGAGTCAGTATATGTTAATTTTCCTTCACAAGCAGTCTCTGATTTAGAGAAGATGAGTTCAGAGTATGGACTCAAAGTCGCTAGAGCTATAGAGCAAGAGTGGTTTAAAGATACTCATAGTAACAGATATAATGTTACGCAACAGAAGTTTCACCAACTCAGGCTTTATGCTAGAGGAGAGCAATCAATACAAAAGTATAAAGATGAATTATCTATTAACGGTGATTTGTCTTATCTTAATTTAGACTGGAAGCCAGTGCCAATCATACCGAAGTTTGTTGATATAGTAGTCAATGGTATGTCAGAGCGTATGTTTAATGTTAGAGCGTACTCTCAAGATCAATACGGCGTAAGCAAGAGAACTGAATACATGGAGTCTATACAAAGAGATATGGATTCTAAAGTTTACAACGATCAGGCCGCTAGCATGCTTGGCGTTGATTTATATGAAAATAATAGAGACGAATTACCCGACACGAAAGAAGAGCTGGACTTGCATATGCAGCTTAATTACAAGCAAGCCGTAGAACTAGCGGAAGAACAAGCAATTAATGTTCTACTAGACGGCAACAACTACGACTTAACAAGGCGTAGATTAATATACGATTTAACCGTATTAGGTATTGGTTGCGTTAAAACTAACTTTAACTACAGCGAAGGCGTTACTATAGAATATGTAGATCCAGCTAATTTAGTTTACTCTTATAGTGAGTCACCATATTTTGAAGATATATATTACGTTGGTGAAGTAAAAACAATACCTATTAACGAGCTTGTTAGAGAGTTTCCAGATTTAACAGAGTCTGAAATAGAAGATATTTATAAAGGATCATATATAAGAACTTCAAGAAGTAGACGTATATATGAGATGGACAGAAACAAAGTTCAAGTTTTATATTTTAATTATAAAACACATATGAACGATGTTTACAAGCTAAAGACAACAGGATCTGGCGGTGAAAAGGCTATACAAAAAAACGATAACTTTAATCCGCCGAAAGATAAACAGGTAAACTTTTCTCGTCTTGAAAGATCTGTAGAGTGTGTTTTTGAAGGAGCTATAATACTAGGTACTGACAAGCTATTAAAGTGGAATAAATCTAGTAATATGATGAGGAGTAAGTCTAACTTTAATAAAGTTAAAATGAATTACTCGATCGTAGCTCCACGTATGTACGAAGGTCGTATTGAGTCTTTAGTTAGTAGAATTACTGGGTTTGCTGATATGATACAGCTAACACACTTAAAGCTGCAGCAAGTAATGTCACGCATGGTACCAGACGGTGTGTATCTTGATGCAGACGGACTTGCTGAAATAGATTTAGGCAACGGAACTAACTACAACCCGCAAGAGGCTCTTAATATGTTTTTCCAGACAGGTAGTGTAATTGGTAGATCATTTACTCAAGATGGTGATCCTAATCCAGGCAAAATACCTATTCAACAAATATCTAACGGTCAAGGTTCAGGTACTAAGCTACAGGCTTTAATAGGTAATTACAACTATTACCTACAGATGATACGTGATGTAACTGGTCTTAACGAAGCTAGAGATGCTAGCGTACCAGATCCTAAAGCATTAGTTGGTGTTCAAAAGCTAGCAGCTGCAAATTCTAATGTAGCAACTCGTCACATACTTCTTGGCTCTATGTTTTTAACTTCAGAAGTGGCGGAGTCACTATCTCTTAGAGTTTCTGACATACTTGAATATTCACCTACAGCAGATGCGTTTGTTCAGTCTATTGGAGCTCACAATGTAGCCACATTAAAAGAAATGTCAGAGCTTTACTTATATGACTTTGGTATATTCTTAGAGCTTGAGCCGGATGAGGAAGAAAAACAGTTATTAGAAAACAACATACAGACAGCGTTAGCTCAGCAGTTAATAGATTTAGATGATGCTATAGATATTAGAAATATACGTAGTGTTAAACTAGCTAATCAATTACTAAAAATTAAGCGCAAGAAAAAACAAGAGCGAGATCAAAAATTCAAACAAGAAAACGCAAAAGCACAAGCGGAAGCGAATGCGCAAGCTCAACAAGCCGCTGCTCAAGCTGAGATACAAAAAAATCAGGCAAAAGCTCAAGCGGACATGCAACTAGAGCAAGCACGAACTGTAGGTAGAATTAATCACCTACGAGAAGAAGTTCGATTAAAGAAAGAACTAATGGAATACGAGTTCATGCTAAATCAGAAGCTACGTCAAGAACAGCGTAGCGAAAACATGAACTTAGAGAAGATGAGAGAGGACGGTAAAGATAGAAGAGAAAATCTAAAGCAAAGTGCTAAAAAGTTTGAGTCTTCAGGTAATGATATACTTGGAGGCGGAGTGGGTTTAGATAAGTTTAATCCACAAATTGGAAATTAATTATATAATATTTTATCATGGAAAATGAAAATCAAACAGATCTTGAAGAAGTAATTAACGAGGTCGAACAAGAACAACAACAAGAAGAAGTTGTAGAAGAAACACCAGAATTAGATTTAAGTAAATTTGATAGCGCAGATAACCCTGACGTTATAAAAGTAGATTTAAGTAAACCACAAATAGCAAATGAAGCTCAAGAAACTAACACTGACGACACAGGAGTGGCTAGAGTCGATGAAGATGCCGAGCCCACACAAAGTGAAAACCAAGTACAACCGGAAGGAGAAGCACAAGAACAAGCCGCGGTACTAGAAGAGGTAGAAGATTTTAAAGAAGAAATAGCTGACGCTATTGATGAAGCTGAAGCCTCGGGCGAGCCTCTTCCAGAAAACGTACAAAAGCTTATTGACTTTATGGACGATACAGGTGGTAGCTTAGAAGACTATGTTAGACTAAATAGAAACATAGAAGACATAGACGACCAAGAGGCTTTACAAGAGTACTACAAAAGAACTAAACCTCATCTATCTCAAGAAGAAGTAAGCTTTCTTATGGAAGATCAGTTTGCTTATGATGAAACTATAGATGATGAGCGTGATATAAAAAGAAGAAAATTAGCCCGAAAAGAGCAAGTTGCAGAGGCTAAAGCCTATTTAGACGGGCAAAAGTCTAAATACTATGAAGAAATTAAAGCTGGAAGCAAGCTAACAAAAGAGCAACAGAAGGCTATAGATTTTTTCAACAGATATAATAAAGAGTCAGAGCAGCAAAAAGCTATATCTGAAAAACAAGTATCTGCATTTAACAAGAAAACTGAACAAGTTTTCAACGACAAGTTCAAAGGTTTTGAATACAACGTCGGAGATAAAGTGTATAGGTACAATGTAAATAACGCTGAGCAAGTTAAAAATAACCAAAGCGACATAAATAACTTTGTTAGAAAGTTTCTAAACAAAGACGACACTATGTCAGATGCTAAAGGTTATCATAAGAGCTTATACACAGCTATGAACGCTGATGCTATTGCTCAACACTTTTACGAACAAGGTAAAGCTGACGCTATTAAAGACACTATTGCCAATGCTAAGAACGTAGATACCACTGCTAGAAGTGCTCAAGGAGAGCTTCCAGGTGGTATGAAAGTTCGTGTGATCGGTGATGACTCTAACTCTTTTAAATTTAAAATTAGAAATAAAAAATAAAAATTAAGAAAAAATGGCAATTACTAATGGCCCAAATTTGAACAGTGTTGCTGCTTCAATTCAGCAAACGCTAGCGTCAAATTACATTGATTTTACCACTTCAACGTGGGCACAACAATACTTACCAGACCTAATGGAAAAAGAAGCTGAGGTGTTCGGACAAAGAACAATCTCTGGTTTCCTTGCTCAAGTAGGTGCTGAAGAGTCTATGTCAGCCGATCAGGTTATCTGGTCTGAGCAGTCTAGACTACACTTATCGTACACTGGTACTTTAGACGTAGACGGCGGTTCTTCTGCATCTGGTACGTTTACAGTTACTAACGATATTGATGGAAACGCAATTACTGACAATCACGGTATCAGAGTTAACGACATGGTGCTTATCGCACAGTCTGGCGTTGTAGTTAAAGCACTTTGTGTTCAAACTCCAGAATCAGCTGTTGTTACTTTAGAGCCTTACGCAAATGCTGCGTTAGGAACTGAGCTTTCTGATGGAGCTGCTACACTATTAGTTATCGGTTCTGAGTTTGGTAAAGGACAGTCTTACTCTGACATTACTGGTACTCACAGCGCTGACAGACGTACTGCTCTAAAGCCTTCATTCAAGTCGTTCTCTAACAAGCCAATCATCATGAAAGATTACTACGAAGTATCTGGATCTGATGCATCACAAATTGGTTGGGTTGAGATTTCAGGAGAAGAAGGACAGAACGGTTACTTATGGTACTTAAAAGCTGAAGGTGACACTCGTGCTCGTTTTAACGATTACTTAGAGATGGCTATGCTTGAAGCTGAAAAGACAGCTGATGCTTCTGCTATTGGTTTCGCTAACAAGCAAATCTTTGGTTCTGCTGACGCAGGAACAAACGGTGCTGGTACTGAAGGTTTATTCGCTGCAATCGAAGATCGTGGAAATATTACTTCTGGTGTTACTGGTGTTAACGCTGCTACTGACCTAGCTGAGTTTGACGCTATTCTAGCCGAGTTTGATAAGCAAGGCGCTATTGAGGAGAACATGTTATTCGTTAATCGTGCTACATCTTTAGC